AAAATGGCTCCTCAAAAAGATTACGATAAAGAACTTTATTATTAATGGAGAAGTATAAAATAGCTTTTTTTACAGATTTACATATCGGGGTTCATCAAAATAATGAGCGCTGGTTAGATGTAACCTATAAATGGGCAGAGTGGTTCACAGTAGAACTTAAAAAACAAAACATTAATAAAATTATATTTGGGGGAGATCTATTTCATTATAGAGATGAAATAAGTGTTAAAACTCTTCACTTTACTAATAGGTTATTAGATTTATTTAATGATTTTGAAGTATACATGATACCTGGTAATCATGATGCTTATTATAAAGACAACTCTACTGTACATTCTCTTTCTATTTTAAATAATAGACATAATATTAAGATCTTCGATAATCCTATATCATATAATCTAGCAGGTAAACAAGTAGGTTTTTGTCCTTGGGGTACCTCAATTGATGACGTACCAACAGATTGTGAATTAATAGTCGGGCACTTTGAGCTAGAAAACTTTAATTTTAATAACCATAAGGTGTGTGAAGAGGGTATGAAATCTTCTGACATACTTAAAAAATCGAAATTAATTTTTACAGGTCACTTTCATAAAAGACAACAGCGTAAATTTGATAATGGAACTATTATATACGCTGGTAATCCGTTTGAGATGGATTTTAATGATATTAACGATCAGAAAGGTTACTATATATTAGACTTTGAATCGGAAAATATTACCTATGATTTTTTTGAGAATAATATTACCCCGATACATGTTAAAGTTAATCTAACAGATTTAGAAACTCTTAAACCGATAGCTAAAAAAAGAGGTTGGTCCAATCTATCAATTAAAGTTATAATTGATAAAGATATAAAAATTAATCTTTTAGATAAAATTATTAGTTCAATAAATTTTGAAGGACCGTTTTCTCTTACTACTGATTACCTACATCAGTTTAGTATTGGAGATAATATAAACATATCTAATGATTTAGGAGATTTGAATATAAAACAATGTATGGTAGAATATATTGATTCTCTTGATATTGATAATAAACTAGAAGTTACAAAAAGAACTATAGGATTTTATAATCAGTTCGTATGAAGTACGTAAATTTTGATACTATAAAAATAAAAAACTTTCTCTCTATCGGTAATGAAGAAGTAGAGATAGATTTTAAGCACGGTCTTAATATCATTACTGGTATTAATAAAGATAAACAAGATCGTAGAAACGGTGTAGGTAAATCTACAGTAGCTGATGCTATACACTTTGCTATTTTTGGAGAGACTATTAGAGAGCTATCAAAAGACTTTATTGTTAATGCTATAAACAAAAAGAATACTGTTGTTCAGCTTAATTTTAGTGTTAACGAAAATAATAATATAAAGAAATATAAAATCGTACGCAAACTAAAACCTACGAAATGTTATTTGCTTGTTGATGATGTTGATCTTACCGAGAGTACTATACCTAACACAAACAAAAAGATTAAAAAAATTGTTTCTGGTTCTCCTGAGGTATTTCAGAATTGTGTTATTATGTCTCTCAATACAACTTTACCTTTTATGGCGCAGCGTAAAGTAGAGAAGCGTAAATTTATCGAAGGTATTCTTAATCTAGAAATATTTTCTGAAATGCTTAATAAAGCCCGGGCTGAATATAATGAAGTACAAAAAAAATATGAACACGCTCACAAAGACTTTGATCACTCAAACAATATTCTAACTCTATTAAGCGATCAAAAAGAAAATATAGTAGCCTCTGTTGTTGAGCAGAAGAAAAAAATTATTGAACGAGTAAAGATAATTGAGAGAGAGATAACAGATAATAAAAACAAAATTAAATCTATTGATAAAGATCTTGTTGAAAGAACACGAGAGAAAATTATTCAAATAAATGAAAAACTTGAAGATATTTCTCTTAAAATATCTAACATTAAAACTAATGTCACTCGACATGATACAGAAATTAAGTTTTACGAAGAGCAAGTAAAGAAGATAGGTACTAATAGTGATGTATGTCCTACATGCTTACATAATATAACAAGTAATGATAGAGAACATATTCACAATGAGAAAGATAAAATTTCTAAAGATATTTCTAACAGAAGAGAAGATATTATAAGTCTTACAAATCAAGAGAGTAGTTTAAAAGAACTCAAAAGAAAGAATTTAGATGTAAAAGATAAGATTAATGATTATATTGCTAACGTTAAAAATACTGCAAACAATAATAAGCTTGCTAAGTCGTATATTAAAAATTTAAACAACGATCTTGAGTCTAATAATAACAACCTTAAGGCTTTAGAAGAAAAAGAAACAAGTGTAGAGGTTCAAGATCTTGAGTCTAAAATTAAAAATAAACTCCTAGAGGTTGAAGAATTAGAAAATAATACAAATAATATACACAGAGATTTAGAAACCTTAAATGTTGTAAAATATATTCTATCAGAAGAAGGCGTTAAATCATTCATTGTTAAAAAAATACTAGATGTATTAAACAATAGACTAGCTTATTACCTTCAAAAAATGGATGCAAATTGTATGTGCTCGTTTAATGAATTTTTTGAAGAGAATATTATTAATGAAAAGGGAGAAATATGCTCTTACTTTAATTTTTCTGGAGCAGAGCGTAAAAATATTGACCTAGCGATACTATTTACCTTTATGGATATGCGCCGACTTCAAGGGGATGTAGCTTATAATGTAGTTATATTTGATGAGTTGTTAGATAGTTCTCTAGACGAAAAAGGGGTAGAGTTAGTTCTTAGCCTACTCAATGAAAGAGTTGATACATACAAAGAAAATATCTATATTATCTCTCATCGTAAAGAGTCTGCAAAAGCGGCAACTGGAGAAGTTATAACGTTACAAAAACAAAATGGTATAACTACGAGAGTGGATTTTATAGAAGAACTTTAATAAATTTATATAATGATTACGCCGTTTGGAGTCCGACCAACACCATTACCTTTTGCTGCAGCACCGACAGTAAACCCGATGCTAAATGTACCACGATTAACCCCGGTACAACCAAAACAGCAACCCGGTCATGAGCTGCCAGACCTCCCTCGCGCGTTAAATTTTTATGCTGATTATTCTGGGTGTGGTCATTGGAGAATGATTTGGCCTGAAAAACTTCTTAACTGTTACGGTAAAGCTAATATACAAGGCGGTACGGTAATGATTGGAGATAAAAATTTCTATAAGGGTTTAACTACAATCCGGATTCAGAGACAAGCCACAGAACAGCAATTAAATTTTATTAAGTGGCTCAAAACTGTACAAGAAGAAGCTAAATTTAATATTATATATGAAATTGATGATTTAATTTTTAAAGAAGATATACCGGATTATAATAAATTCAAATTTGCATTCGAAGATCCAAATATCAGAAGAACAAGTATGGAGATCATGCAACTTTGTGACGAAATTACAGTTACAAACAAGTTCATGAAAGATTACTATACAGAGAAAACTGGTAATCAAAATATAACAGTAATACCTAATTTTATTCCAAAGTTTTGGATGGATAGGTTTTCTGATTTAACCACAATTAAAGAGAATTTCCAGAAATATAGTAAAAAACCACGCGTTGTTTATTGTGGTAGCGGAGCTCATTTTGATATTGATAATAGAATAAAACAAAAAGACGATTTCTATCATGTAAATGATGTAATTCGCAAAACTGTAGATAAGTTTCAATGGGTATTTGTCGGTGGTTTTCCATTATCGTTAAGAGATTTAATAAAGGCTGGAAAAATTGAATTCCACGAATGGACGAACCTTGTAGATTATCCTAGTGCAATCAGCAAATTAAACGCTACATTGTTTTATGCTCCTTTAGAAGATAGTAATTTCAATAAAGCAAAGAGTGATCTTAAATTTATTGAGGCTTGTGCTTTTGGTATACCTAGTATAATGCAAGATCTTTGCACGTATGAAAGCGCATTCCATAAATTTAAGACCGGAGATGAACTAATCTCTAAGATTGAAGCTCTAACTAGTGATCATAAGAGATATGTTAAAGAGTCAAAGCGCGCTAGAGAATATATGAAAAGGCGATGGATGGAAACCAATATCGATGAGTATAAAGAGTTATATTCTTTCCCGTATGCAGATGATAGACGCAAATTAATCAACCTCCGCAACGGAATCAGTTGATAAACTTCCTGTTTTTTCCTATACTATAAGAAGTGTATAGGAACTTAGCTTACATACCGAATCAACGTGTCATGCGGCTTTATACCTGGGATGAAGAAGGTAACCGTATTGAGACTGATTGTCCGTATCGTCCCTATTTTTATAGTGAGACAAACAATAACAAACCCGATGGGATTTCTCTCTATGGTACGAAGTTACGAAAGCATTTCGCGACTAGTGAGTTAGATCGTCGTAAAAAGATTGAAGATCTTAATGATCATAGAATCTTTGAAAATATCTCTCCTTATCAACAATTCCTAGTAGATAGATTCTGGCAAGTAAACGAGACAGATGAGTTTCAACAATTTCCATTAAAGGTGTGGTTTTTTGATATAGAAACATATTCCCCAGACGAATTCCCGAAACCAGAAGAAGCTAGTCACATGATTAATGTAATTACTGTTTATGATACTGCTCATAAACACTATTATACTTGGGGCATTAATCCATATACTCCAAAATCAGAAGATATAACTTATTTTCATTGCAAATCAGAAGGAGAGCTCTTACAGCGGTTTTTAGATTTTTATTGTGAAGATAGACCAGATATTTTATCAGGCTGGAATAGTGAAATATTTGATATACCTTACGTAATTAATCGTGTAAGAAATCTTCTTGGAGAGGAGGCGACGAGATTATTTTCTCCAGTACATAATGAGATTATGAAGCCTATTTACCAAAGAGTATATCGTGGTAATTTCGGTCAACAAACTTCAAAATATGTAGTAGAAGGTGTTTCTATGCTAGATTATCTTGATGTTTATAAGACCTTCAGCATGGGTATGAGAGATAGTTATAAGTTAGACAATATAGCTTATATAGAACTTGGAGAGAACAAGGTAGATATAGGAGAAACTAACCTAGCAGAGCTATCTATTAAAGATTGGGACAAGTTTGTGGATTATAATATTCACGATGTTCGGTTACTTGTACGCTTAGAAGCTAAACTCATGTATATGGATTTAGCTAGGATGTTGTCGTATATTGGTCTCACACCTTTTAATGCTGCTTTAGGTACAATTAGTACTGTTAACGGAAGAGCAATAGTTGAAGCTCGGAAACAAGATCCGCCGAGAGTTATACCTACGTTCGTGAAGGGAGATGATAGAACAGAAAAGTATGAGGGGGCGTATGTAGGAGAACCGCAACGAGGCTTTCAAGATAATGTAATATCATTTGATGCGAACTCTCTATACCCTAGCGTGATGGTAACTCTTAACTTGAGCCCGGAAACAAAGGTAGGTAGTATTGTAGGTAGAGATAACGGTAAGATATATATTAAGACTGTAAACAATAAAGATATTGAGATGTCTTATGCAGACTTTAGCAGGTGGTGTGAGAAGAATGAAATATGCGTTACTAGAGCTTCTAAATTATTCTCCCAAAAAACTAAAGGTATATTTCCTCGCATTACAGATCATTTTTATGATATACGAAAAGGTAAGAAAGCCGAATGGACTACTGAACGAGAAAAACTCCATAAATTAGAAATTAAATTAAAGCAATATACCTCTCAAGAAGAGAAGAACTTTCTTGAGAAAGAAATCAAAAAAACTCAATATAAAATTGATCAGTTATGGATTTGGCAATTTACTTTAAAAATTCTTATTAACCGTATTTATGGTTACTTTGGTAATAAAATATCTCAAATGGGAGACGGTGACATTGCTCGTTCAATTACCTTAACTGGTCGGGATGTAATTAAACAGAGTAATATTATTTTACGTAATTATATTAAGAAACGAACTGGTCTTTCTGATAAGGATTTAGAAAGACGAGACCCTATTGTATATAACGATACAGATAGTTCCTATTGTACTATAACGCAATTATTAGAATATATGAAAATACCTCTTCATACTAATAATGTAGTAACACCTGAGGTACTAGATCTAGTACAAGATATAGAAGACGACTTAAATGAGAATATTGAAAAATGGGCTCGCGACACCTTATTAACTAAAGATCCTAGGTTTGTTTTTAAGAGAGAGTCTATTTGTGATAGAGGTTATTTCTTACAGAAGAAAAGATACGTACTTCATAAGCTTGATGATGAGGGTGTTGCTTGTAATAAGTTTAAGTATACTGGGGTAGAAGTAGTTAGAACTACAATGC